GGCCAGCCCTCCCGTAAAGCTAAATGCAGTCGCCATGGCACTCTTCAGGCTCTGGAGGGCGGAGGTCGTTGTGACGACTGTCGCCTGAAGGTGCTTGAAATGCGCGCTAGCCTGGTCCGTGGCGGAAATTCTTATATGGACCTCTTTATGGGCCACGGTTTTCCCCCCTCACGCTAGACTATTGCCACGACATCAGGTCTTGGATGTCCGAGCGCGACGCCACCGGAGCCGATTGCCCGTCGCGCTTCCCAATCTTTATGCGGATCTGCTCAAGGAGCATCCGCGGGGTCGACGCCCAGAACTCATCGTGCCTCCAGCCGAGGACTGAGACTGCCATGAACAGCATCCACGGCCAGTCCCAATCCACGGCGTCTGTCAGTTTTTTTCCGTCTCCTCCCCGGACGCGGCCGGCAGGGCAGATTCGAGCGCCTTCGCGATGCTCCGGGCATACTCCTCGGCTTCCGCAACGTTCATTAACGCACCCACGTGCTTCGGTGTCGGGAACTCGTCACCGTGGGCATCCAGCAGCCCGGCCCAGAGCAGGGCGCGGTATGCGGCGAGCGACCCGGACGCCAGCCCGTCCATCGCCTTATCCACTGAGCCAAACTGCTCCTCCAGGGCGCAGAACGCGTTGAAGCTGAACGTAAGCTTGTAGTTCTTCCCGCCCAACATCACAATCGTAGGCATAGGGCGCGCATCGCTTGCCTTTCCCATCCATACTCCCTCCTGATAGTTAGGTTATGAAGCCAGACGGGCTTTCGCCCGTCAGAATAGTACTAGGTCAAATCAGAGGTCTTCTCGCGGAAGACAAGGTCGAAGATCTTGCCGTCCTTGATAGTACCGATGGCCTTTCCGGAGCAGCTGATCGAAGCGTATTCCTCGGTCTGGAATTCGATCTTGAACTGCCCCTTGCACTTATGAAGCGTAAGACAGACGTCGCCACCAGAGAAGTCGGAATAGATAATCTTGCCCTGAAGCTTAAAATACTTAGCCAGACTGGTGTTGCTGATGCTAAGCGTCTGGGTCTGGCTCGGGGTCGTGCCGGCAGCAGTCAGCGTTCCGCCCGTGATGATCTTTAGCGCATCGAGCGACACGATCGCGTGCTCGAAGCTAAACTCGATCGACGCAAGCCGCTGGTAGGTGTCGAGCAGTGCCTCGTCGCCCCGGAGCTCCTTCTCAACATAGTTCGGCGTGAGCGTCAGCTTCGTGACGCCGGGAATGTCGACAGCCGTCCCGTAGGTCTGCTCAGTGCTCGTGTCTTTCGTCAGCTCGCTGATGGCCATGTCATTGAGACCGAGAACCTTGGACTTAGTCGCCAAAGGCATTGTATCTACCTCCTAGATTAAGACTTTGGGAACACGGAGGACCACACTCATCCGCCCCGGAAACTGCGGAAAGAACTCGTACGCCTCTATGTCGTAGTCAGCGCGTGATGCGGGGAACCCGAGCCCCAGGCACGCCTCCTTGACGCAGGCCCACAGCAGCTCCCCCAGGTCGTCCGTATGCTGTAACCCGGTCAGCGTGACCATGCCGCCGGATGAGGCCGAGCTCGTGTTATAGACGGACCATGCCACGACGACGATCCACGACCACTCGCCCTCTCGTTCACCCTCAGTCCACAAGGACGGGTAAATGATTACATATGGGCAGTCATTTTCCGTCGGCGGATTCTTTCCGTTAAGACCAACGAACACCTTGAGCTGAGTGTAGTTGTTTGTCTTGCACCAGGACGATATGGCGGACGATGATGCGATCTTGGAGGCAATGGCAGAGACAACGTTCATCAGCTTCATCGCGGCGGCCTCCTCCCAGAAACGATCCACTCGGCCATGTAATTCCCAGCACGTTCCGCCACCTCGTCGCTCCGGATGCGGTACTCAGGACCGTATGTAGCCCGCACGGGGATCTTGATCCGGGTCTTGCTCGCCGAGAGCGGGATCCCCATAGCCCAGAAGAATCGGCGCATTTTCGGCGTCACCGGGTACTCGAACCCGTATTCATGCTTTACGCCAGTCCTGTGAGCCATGTTCGACATCCAGCCGATGTCGGCGACCATTCGCTCCGGGCGCTGTTCGACATAGACGGCGTTGACCAGTTTGCCCAGGATGTTCTTCGAGGGCTTCTTCCAGCGGATCGCCCTCCAGCCCCCGTGTTTCTTCCGCTTTCGCCCGCGGTAGGAGCCGATAAACCCCAATAGATTCGACCGGTCTCCCATGACCGACTGGCCGATGTCCTCCCTTGGCTTGTACGGCTCGCCGGGTGGGCCCCCCGCCAAAATATCCTGCTTTATCTGTCCACGGAGCCAGAACCCGGTTCGCCGAATCGACTTCCACGCGATATCGCCGACCTTGCCGCCGACCTGACGCAGGTACGGGGTCAGGGTGTCATAGACGTCAATCCAGCTCACGCCCAGACACCCTCTCCCGTGGACGCCTGAAGCTTAAACACGCCGCCGTTGGTCTCCAGCAGGCGCTCAACACGCCAGACACGGCCCCGGTAGGATATCAGGTCGCCGTTCGTCGGGTTCGGGACGTCCTGAGCGGAAAACCAGAACCATCCCAGCGTGATCTGGCCGGCCGGTCCATAGCTGTTTCCGACGATTCGGTCGTTCCAATCCTCATAGATCCCCGTCACGGTCTGACCGTTGTACGTCATCTCCTCGCCCCAGTCAGCCGCGAGGATTGCCCAGTCGCCCGCTATGATCGGATAGACAGACATTCCATCACCATCCCAAATGGGGGCCAGCCGCAAGGCCAGCCCCCGCGCAGATCAGCTACTGGGCCAGGCTCTATGTTAAGTCGGCAGCCCAGGCGTAGCTCCAGCTGGTGTCGGCGTCCTTCTTCAGGATCTGTCCGGAGGTGCCTCCAGCGGGGATGCCGTGCACGTTGCCCTGGTTGATCAGGCAGATGCAGGTCGTTCCCGTATCGGCCTTCGCGGCGAGGCATGCGCCGAGCACAGCGTTGCCAGCCTCGGTCTTGGTAGCCTTCTTTGCCGTGGCGTCCCAGTAGAGGAGATCGCCGGCGCTGAAGGCAGTGTCGTTCACGGCGGGGAGTACCCACGAGCCAGTGACTTCCAGCACGCCGGACTCGCCGTTGGCAATGTCGGCCACAGCGACACCGACCAGGCAGCCCACCACCACGACATCACCGGCGGCGACGTTACTGCCGGTCCCGTTGATCCAGTCGATAACCGCTCCGTTCTTATGCGGGGTTGCCATTCTCGCCATTATATTATTACCTCCCTAGGGTATTTATTATTCGGTGCAGTTATGCCCTACTACTTGCCGGCATTCTTGTACAGGCCGCGGTGGTCGATGGCCTTAGCCGCGACATCGAGGCGGACCTTGAACTCGATTCCGTCGACGTCCCAGTTTTCACGGCTTTCAACGACCGGGGCACGGGCACCGTCGAGGAAGCAGACTTCGATGGTGTCGATCACGGACGGAGACGCGGCCAGGTACCACGCCTTGGCGTCGCTGAGCTCGGCGTCGCAGATGACGTTGAGCCGTCCGCGGAGGACGTTGGGAACGTTGTTGGTCTCATCGGGGTCCACCGTGGAGGCCATCAGCTGCCGGGTCGTCCACTCAAGTTCGGGCGGAACAAGGATAAACTCGGGGACGATGTTGAGCACCTGATTCCCGCTGATGTCGGTCTGGCGGCGGAAAGCTGCCATTGCAGCCTCAAGGGCCGAGACGGAAGGCTCCCCATCGGAGGAAGCCAGGTTGCCGTGGCTGGAGTGGAACAGCGCCACGCCGTCAGCCATCGCGGCGTTCGCCTCAAGGATCGCGTAGGGCAGCCCGTTCACGAGGCGGCGGGCAGCGTTGCCGAACGCGGTGGAGATGCGGCTGAAGGCAGAGAGGTCGTCGTTGATGATGGCCTCACGGGTAAGGGAGAACTTACGCCCATAGGTCGCGAGGGCGTACTGTTCCCTGTCCTCGGCGAAGGTCGCGAAGGCGTATTCGCCGCCCTCCTTCTTCAGAACGAGGTCCGGGGCCTCGGAGAACCGCATCCGGGAAATGGGCTTGAAGTCATTCGTGTCAACGGTCCGGGTCCAGAGCTCGTAGGTGCTCGGCGCTGCGTCGTAGGCAGCCAGCAGGCTCTTCTTCCCGATGTTGGAGAGGATATAAGGGAAGTCTCCGGTGCCGCCGCCGAACAGCGCGCGGGTGGCCAGCTCCAGACGGGTCATGCCGGAGGTGTTCACGCCCCTGCGCTCCAGCAGCGTCCGGGCCATCTCCAGCAGGCTCATATGTTCGAAGGGGTTCCCGTCAGCAGGCTTCCGCTCGAAGCCGAGCCTCCTGCCGATGGCCTCGACCCCAGCCGTGCGGAGCCTGTCGGTCTCGTCGACAGTCACACTGACGGACGCCATTTCAACGGGCTTGCGTGCAGCGCGAACCTTATCCAGAATGGCGGCCCGGACGGCATCCACTGACGCCCCGGAGGCGATGTGCTCGGCCGGGTCAACGTCGAAGTCCCGGCACAGGGACACGATCTCCGCCACCCGCGCGCGCTCCTCTGCGGCCGCCTTTGCGCGGACCTCCTCCTCATTCACGATATCGCGGACCTCGTTCATCTGTTCGCTCATCGATTCGTTGCCTCCCTCGAATTCAGATTCGTTTTCGTCTACTTCAATTTCGTGGTCCATGTCCTCCATGCTCCTCCCGATCCCCACGGTGGGGTCCGCGGGGGTCGGCTCAATGGATACCTCGAACGGGACCCACCTCGTCACCAGGTCAGCGGGCCCTGTGATGCCCCGGAACGTCTCACCCTCGCCGATCTCCGTGACCTCGCGAATCTCGTAGCCTACAGACACCCCCCTGAGCGTGCCGCTCCGGATTTTTCCGAGGACCTTCTGCGCGTCCTCGTCCTGATCGAATGCGACACGGGCCCGGCCCTTCCGGCTCTCCCGGTCGATCCACGCCGAGACCACGCGCCCCACCGGCATGACCCCAAAATTCGGGTCCCTGCCGTGGGCGAACAGGATCACGCCGCCGTCGTTCAGACGCCTCAGGTCCACGTCCGATTCCTCGTGTCCAAGAATTTCCAGCCCCCACCACCGGCGGACCGGCTCCTCGGACGAGAAGCTCAGCTCAATCTCGTAGTCCCCGACATCGCGGAACTCGCTAACCACGGTCCTGGAGAGGGGCTTCCCCTCATTCCTCTGTGGGTCCCATGTCCTCGTCACTGCCATTCGGCGGATCACCTCCCTGCTGAGCCGCCGGGTCAACGACGGTCAGCCCGATAGATTTCGCATATTCCACTTCCTTGCGCCTCTGGTCGAGGACCTCCTGCCAGTCGAGGCCAAGCTGCCCACAGATCTGCGACAGCGTGATATATCCTCTGTCAAGGCCGAGGTTGTTGGCCTGGGCCTCCTTCAGCGGGTCGATCCAGCCCCAGCCCGGAGCAATCCAGCGGGCAGGCAGGTAGTCCTGCGGTCTAGAGCTGAACGACCTGGCCTGCATGAGCTTCCCGGACATGACCGCCCACTTCAGGAACTCCTCCCATACCGGCTGGCAGAAGTGATCGATGATGAACTGCTGTATCACCGAGAACGCCCGCCTGTCCTCCAGGTGCCCCTGCCGTGCGGAGGAGAAAGTCACCTTTGACAGGTCGCGTGCGAGGAGCTCGTAGCTTAACCCCATAGCCCCCGCCACCAGCCTCTGCTGCGTCTCAATGAACTCCTTCGCCGTGGTGTCCGGGCGGCCCGGTGTCGCTGTTTTCACGTCCTCGCCTGGACGCAGGTAGACGCTCATGCCCGGCTTCAGCCCCTCGATGGGTTGGCCGTCGTCGTCCAGATCCAGCCTCCCCAGCGCCGCCGACGGGGCCGACGTGGTAATGAACAGCGCGAAACACGCCGCGATGCGCGCCGCGATCAGCTCGGCGTCGATAAACTCGGTCGTGTCCCTGATCCTCTGCAGCGCAGGGGCAAAGGGCGAAATGCCCCGAATCTGCGTCGGAAGAATCTTGGTGAACCCGTGAAGCATGTCCTGCGCCGGGATCACGGTGGTCTGGTTCGCCGGCGCCTGGCTTCCGTACCCCTGAAGGACGTGATAGGCAATAGGGCGGGAAAAGTTATCGATCTCGATGCCGGAATACACGTTCTGCGCGGAACGCAGGCTAAAGGGGCTCTGCACCATCAGGGGGTCGATCAGCTGAATCTGGTAGGGGACCAGCATCTCCCCAGACGGCTTCCCCTGCGGCACAACGTGATGCACGAAAAACTCCCCGTCGAAGAGCCAGCGCCTCAGGACAAGACGCTGGAGATCAAAGAACGTCGAACATCCCGTGACGTCACAATTCTTCTGCTTCACCCACTCGTTCCACAGCGCCTCGGCGTCGCGGGCAAAGGCCTTGCCCTCCGCCTTCGACTGGGGACGTATCCCAGTGCCGATGACGTTGGCGATCACGGCGTTTGCCACGGAGGCGGCAATGTCGTTCTCGTACTCGAGCCG